TGTAGCAGATGCTATTGGAGTAGTAATCATCTAAAACACGAAAAATGTTAACACTAAGCGAAGAACAAGTAAAGCAATTGGAAGCAATCTTGAGTGAACTACCGATGAAGTTCGGAGTTCCGATTTTGAACATCTTAAACGAAGCGAGTAAACCAACGGATGAAGCAGAGTGAGTTACAAAAAGAATTAGATAAGTTCAAGAACTTCGTCATAAGCGAATCGCAGAAGAATTTGCGTAAGCTAGGAAAAGACGGAGGGAAACTTTACGATTCAATTCAAGCTCGTGTAAAAGCTAATCCTAATTCATTCGAGATGGAGTTCTCAATGGAGGAGTACGGGATCTATCAAGACAAAGGAGTTTCAGGTACTGAAAAGAAATACAATACCCAGTACAAGTACACTACTAAAGCTCCTCCTCCGAAAGCGTTTGATAAGTGGATAGTTCGTAAAGGATTATCACCACGAAAAAACGGAAAGTTCCAAACGAGGAAAGGATTGCAGTTTGCTTTGTCTAGATACATATTTAAGAAAGGAATCAAACCTAGTTTGTTCTTTACTAAACCATTTGAAAAAGCATATAAGAAATTACCACAAGATTTAGTGGACGCATTCGGAGTGGATGCAATTAAATTATTTAATGAATCAGTATACTTAACAAAAAAATAGATGGCAATTTTCGCACGTTCACCTTATATTCTAACAATAAACGAAGCATCACAAACTGCTACACAAATTCAAATATTTCTCTGGAACGGAAATAGTACGTCAATGCCTGCTTCTCCTGCTTATACACTAAGTAAGCAAATACCTTCATCAACTGCTCCTTCGACTTACTACGACTTATCACCTTACATCCGAGAGTTTATTAATCACAATGCTTTACAGAACATCACAACAACAAGTGCTGCAAATCCATCTGCTCAATGGTGTTGGGTAGGTGTTAAAACATTTAAAAAAACCACAGGTGCATTTGTTCAGTTTGGTTCAACGCTTACTTACAGAGCTTACGAAGGGTACGGAAATTATACGGACGGAGCTAATCCTAACTTATTTAGAGTTCACTTAGACCAAGGGACTTATAACTATTATTTAGACGGAACAGGAAGCTACGGACATTTAACAATAGAAAACATTTCAGGAGATACAATTAAATACACTAACTTAGTTTCAGGTGCAACTAATACTTCGTCTTTAGGAGCATTAAACGTACTTGACTACCCTAGAATATTCTCATCATATTTAACTGCAGGAAACAAAGTAGAAATCATTAACGCAGGAACTACGGTATGGACTGCAACTTTTCAACCTAAAGGAGAATGTAAATACACACCTGTACGTTGCGATTTTGTAAATAAATACGGAGCTTGGCAGACTGAATGGTTTTTTAAAGCAAGCAACAAATCTATCAGCGTTGAAAACACGGAATACAATTTAATGCCTGCAACTTATCCTTCTTACGATGTTTTAGAAGGTCAAAGAAAAGTGTTTAACACAAACGGAAAAGAACAGATTAAAGTAAATACCGATTGGGTAAACGAAAGCTACTCAGAAACGATTAAACAACTAATGTTAAGCGAAAGAATCTTACTAGACAAATCACCTGTTAAGATAAACACGAAATCAACTGAGTTATTCAAAAGCATCAACACGCATATGATTAACTACCAACTAGACTTTGAATACGCTTACGACACAATTAACTCAGTAGTGTAATGAATAGAAAAGTACAAGTATACATCGAAGGACAAAGACTCGAACTATTCAACGATGAACAGATTCAGGTAACATCAACGCAACAGAACGTAGCAGACATTTCAAAGACTTACACGGACTTTTCACAGAGCTTTACCGTTCCTGCTTCTGAGATAAACAATGCTATCTTTCAACACTTTTACCAGAGTGATGTAGATTCAACATTAGATCACAACCTAAGAAGAAACGCATTTATAGAAATTGACTTAACTTTCTTTAGACGTGGTAAAATTCAGATTGAAAAAGCGAACCTAAAAAACGGAAAAGCGGAAAGCTATTCATTAAGTTTTTACGGAGAAGGCAGAACGTTGTTAGATTACTTTGGTGAGGACTTGCTTTCTAATTTAGATTATACAAGTTTAAACCATTCCTATACAGGTGCGGAAGTAAAGACAAGAGTGACAAACTCTACGAATACTTACAATGTAAAATATCCATTAATTAGATCCAAAAGGATTTGGACTTGGACAGGAGAAGCACCTACTACAATTACTCCTAGTTGGTTAACGATATCTACGGCTTCTGCTAATGACATCCATCAAAAAACAGGACACATTCATTACAATGAGCTATTTCCTGCAGTTAGAGTATCAGAGATATTTAAACGCATTTCAGAAAAATACGGAGTTAACTTTTACGGAAACTTTTTGCTTGATGAAAGATTTACTAAACTTTTCTTGTGGTATAAAAATAGAAACGAGTTTAACTTTGTAACTGAAGCACAAACAATTACATTTGATGCACTAACAACTTCTTCAAACCCTGCTACTGATTCATTCAATTTAATAGATGATTCAATAAGAGTACAATATCAAACTCTTGCGTCTGCTCACACAATTATTGTTAATGTTATTAGTTTAACGGGTAGTGTTGATTACACTTTGGATGTATATCAAAACGGAAACCTGTATCAAAGTATTCCATTTACTACAACTGGAAACATAACTGCTGCATCTGTTTTTAATGTAACAGGATTAGATGATACATATACTTTTAAAGTCAAATCTAATTTAGCAGCAACTGTTGATTTCACAATTAATTACACAATAGTTTATCCTACTCCTCCATCAGTAACTATTGATTATGGAGCAGCAAGTTGTAATGCAGTAACCTTAACTGCCATTACTGATTTAGCTTCTTATTCCCCTGCGATGAAGATAAGTGATTTCTTTAGTGGAATCCTAAAGATTTTCAATATGACTTGCTATGCAATCACGGAGAATAACTTTCAAATAGAACCATTAGACGATTGGTATTCAGCAGGAGCAATAGTTAACATATCAAAATACACAGACGTAAATTCTATTGACATAGACAGAATGAAACTCTATAAGAAGATTACGATGAAGTATCAAACATCAGAATCATTCTTAAACAAGCAGTTCAGTCAATTATTTATGCGTGAGTACGGAGATACTTCATACCAATATTCTTACGATGGGGATGAGTTTACTTTAGACGTTCCTTTCGAGAATTTGTTACAGACTAAATTTACAGGCACGGATTTACAAGTAGGTTACTCTTTAAACAACGAGTTTGCTCCATACGTTCCTAAACCTGTGTTACTTTATCAATACAATAATAAGACAGTTGATTTTCACTTCAACGATGGAACGTCAACTACTAACATAACTAACTACACACCATTCGGACAAGACTTATTAACGAACTCAACAAACTACACGTTAAACTTCGCACCTGATATTAGCACAATGCTAAACGTACCTGTGCAACAAACTTTGTTTGGTACTTATTACTTTAGTTACTTATACAATCTTTACAACTTAAAACAACGACTAGTAAGTTTAAAAACTATCCTTCCAATTGGATTGCTTACAGGTTTACGTTTAAACGATAGATTAGTGATCAGAGATAAACGCTACATCATTAACTCAATGCAATCTAACTTAACTACTGGAGAAGTAAACTTTCAGTTGATATTAGATTTTAGACCAATTGTAAATTTGACTCAAATCCCTTATGTTGGAGTTGGAGGCGGAACAATAAGAGTTGCAATCAATATGATTAACAATGCTGTATCTACTAAAATAGGAAGTACAGTTGGCGGGGTAACAGTTTCTCCTAGCACTACGACTACAAGCCAATTTGTTGATGTTACATTACCTGCAGGAAAAGACGGAGATATCTACCCTTTAGAAGTAGAGTACACATTAATAAACGGAGATATAGAAATTCAAACAATAAACATTATACAAAGATGATAAAGAACATAATCGCAATGCTTACAATAGATAATTTCTACGGAGTATCAGAGAACATTGACATAGCAAAAGGAAAGTATGTATTAACACATTCCTTCCGTAAAATGACAAGACAAGAGATAAGAAAAAACGCACGCAAAAAAGTTAACTGATGGCAGAAAAGAAAGTAATAGATATACAAATCAATAGTAATGCAAAAAACGTTACTGCTGATATTAATAATGCTGCACAAGCAACAACTAATCTAGGTAACGCATCAGCAGAAGCAGGTTCTAAATCCAAAGCTTTAAATGATGTTAAAAATGTCATTACAGGAATGGTGCCTTCTCTTAAATCTGCGGAAGGTGGAGTAAATGGATTTAGCACAAGTTTAAAGGCGTTACTTGCTAATCCTGTTGTATTGGTTATTACAGGAATTGTAGGAGCATTAAAGTTTGTCTATGAAGCATTCCAATCCAATGTAAAGATTGGTAAAGAAATTGCAACAGTTTGGGCAGGATTAAGCGGAGTAGGAAGTCAGATCGTAGATTCTGTAATGGGATTAGTTAGAGCCTTTGCATACGCAGCAGAAGCAGCATATAAATTTATTACTTTAGATTTTACAGGTGCAGCCAAAGCAATGAAAAAAGCCAATGGAGAAGCATCAACTTCATTCAATCAATTAAAAGATGCAGTTGACGGAACAACGTTTTCTATTTTAAAAGGATTAGAAAAGCAACAACAAGCAAATAATAAAGCTAAAAAAGAACAATCAGTTAGGCAATCTGAGATAAACAAATTACTCGTTCAATCTCGTGAGATTTTAACGGATGAAACTGCATCTATAAAAGATAAAAAGAAAGCGTTAGAAGAAGTAACAAAAGCGGAAAAAGATAGCTCAAAAGAAAAAGTTAGAACCGCACAAGTAGACTTGAACATTTTAAAATCAAAAGCTAAAGCATTAGGTGGACAAGCTGAGGTTAAAATGAAGCAAGAAATACGTGAAGCTACAATTGCATTAAATGAAGCTGAAACGGAAAATGCAATGACTGGGATTAAATTGAATAAGCAACGTAAAATGTTACTTAAACAAGAAGTTGCAGATGGAAAAGAAGCAGCAGATGCAGCGAAGGAAAGAGCAAAAGAAAAAAGCCAAGCAGAAGAAGCATATTTAAAAGCAAAAACAGATGTAGTAAATAAAATTTCTCAACTTGACAGAGATTATCAAGACTCACTTTTAACAGAACAACAACGTGAAGTTTTAGCCGTTACCCGTAAATATGAAGCACTATATACAGACGCTGAAAAATACAAATTAGACGTTACTAAATTAAAGGAAGATGAAATTGCTGAGTTAAAGCGTTTAGATGAAAAACACGATGAACTAAGATTAAAGGAACTTGAAGCAGACAAAGTAAAAGTTGTATCAACAAAAGATGCGGTTAAATCTGTAATGTCTGAAAGGCAAAAAGAACTTGAAGCAGAAAAGGTAATCTCTGATAAAAAAATACAAATTGCAAAAGAGGAAGCCGATAAAATAAAAGCATTAGAAGAAAAAAAGAAAAAAGCAAGAACTGATGCACTTGAAGCAACCGCAGCTACATTAGGTGGGATATCTAAATTATTTGGTGAACAAACAAAAGTTGGTAAAGCAGCAGCAATTGCAGAAGCAACAATTCAAATGTTCTTATCAGCACAAAAGGCATATTCAAGTACAGTTGGTATTCCAATTGTTGGCCCTGTATTAGCACCAATAAACGCAGGTTTAGCAATCGCAGCAGGTATTAAAAATATTAAAGCAATAAATGCGGTTAAAACTCCAAATGGTGGAGGAGGTGGTTCTGTTCCATCAACAGGAGGAGCAGGAGGAACTGCAGCACAACCTGCAAACTTTAACGTGGTAGGTAACTCAGGAATCAATCAGTTAGCACAACTTCAACAACAACCTGCAAAGGCATATGTCGTTTCAAGTGATGTAACATCAGGACAATCTTTGGATAGAAACAGAATTGAAAATGCAACATTAGTACAATAAAACGTTTAAATATTATGAAGATTATAGAATTAGTAATTGACTCAAAGGATGAATTAAGCGGAATTGACGCAGTATCGGTAGTTCATTCTCCAGCAATAGAGGAAAACTTTATTGCACTAGCAAAACACGAAATAGAGCTAAAAGAAATAGACGCTGAGAAAAAGATTCTTATGGGAGCAGCATTAGTTCCTAATAAACAAATCTACCGAGTAAACGAAAAAACGAAAGAGGAATATCATATTTACTTTTCTGAAAACACGGTAAGACAAGCATCAGAGTTATTTTTAATGAACTCCAATCAAAACAACGCAACCTACGAACACGACAAGAAACTCGAAGGAATGTCAGTTGTAGAAAGTTGGATCATTGAAGATTCTAAACTAGACAAGTCAGCTAAATACGGATTTGATTTACCAAAAGGAACTTGGATGATATCAATGAAGGTAAACAACGAGCAAGTTTGGAGTGACGTTAAAGCAGGTAAAGTAAAAGGCTTTAGCATTGAAGGTTACTTCGCTGACAAGTTAGAAATGTCAATGATGAGTGAAGAAGATATTTTATTAGAAAAAATCAAACAAATAATTATACAAGATGAGCAAATTTAAAACACCAAGTTATTCTTCTCCTAAAGCAGGAAGCAAAAGAGGATGTCTATGCGAAAACGGAACATACTCAAAGAAATGTTGTGATGGAAGTCTACAAGCACAAGGCATAGGAGCTACTACAGGAACTGAATCAGTTTCCGTAACAACTAATGGAGGAACGAGAACTATCGTGCGTCAGAACGGATAAAATACAACAGTAATATAATACAATCGTTTAAATAATATCTAATTAAAAACAATTTATGAAAAATAGCACAATTAACAAAATCAAATCACTTTTAGGAATGGAAGTGAGTTTAGAAATGATGAAGTTAGCAGACGGAGTTACGGTTCTTGAAGCAGACGCATTTGAAATGGATAACGAGGTTTTTATCGTTACAGAAGACGAACAAAAGATTCCTTTGCCAATAGGTGAATACGAATTAGAAAGCGGAATGATCCTAGTAGTAGAAGTTGAAGGTATCATCAAAGAAGTTAAAGAAGCAGTAGTTGAAGAAGAAGTTGCTCCAGAAGTAGAAGCTCCTGAATCAGAAGTTGAAGTAGAAGTTGAAGCAGAAGCTGCAACACCAACTGCTAAGAAAACTATCGAGTCTATCGTTAAAGAAACTTTCTTCTCAGAAATCGAAGCACTTAAAAACGAAAATATTGAATTGAAAGCTAAATTGGAATTGCTTTCTAAAGTTGACGAAGTTACAGAAGAAGTAACCGAACTTTCAGAAGAGCCTAAACCTATCAGCTTTAATCCTGAAAACACGAATGTAGTGATCATTTCCGTTACGCTAAAAAAGGTAACCGTACAACAATGGATTCAATCTTTGAAAAATTAAACAAATAATATTAACTAACAAACATTTTTAAAAAATGGCAACTACAACATCAATTACAACTACTTACGCAGGAGAATTTGCAGGTAAGTACATCGCTGCAGCTTTATTGTCTGCACCAACATTGGACAAAGGTGGTATCACTATCGTTCCTAACGTAAAATTCAAACAAGTTATCAAAAGAGTAGCTACTGATTCGATTATCGAAAACGCTACTTGTGATTTTGATGCTACATCTACAATCACTTTAACTGAGAAAATCCTTCAACCTGAGGAGTTCCAAGTTAACTTACAATTGTGTAAAAAAGATTTCGTTTCCGATTGGGAAGCTATCGCAATGGGTTACTCTGCATTTGAAGTAATGCCGAAAAACTTTACAGACTTCTTATTGGCACACGCTGCTGAGAAAGTTGCTGCTGCAATGGAAACATCTATTTGGACAGGAGTTAACGCAACTGCAGGTCAATTCGCAGGTTTGATGACACAACTTACTACTGATGCTGCTTTACCATCTGCTCAAGAGATTGCTGCAGTTGGTGGTGGTGTTACTGCTGCTAACGTTGTTGCTGAGTTAGGTAAAATTGTTGATGCTTGTCCTGCTGCTATCTACGGAAAAGAAGACTTGAACATTTATGTATCTAACAATATCTACCGTGCTTATGTACGTGCTTTGGGTGGATTTGCTGCATCAGGAGTAGGTGCTAACGGATATGACAATAAAGGAACAAACCAAACATTGAATGACCTTTACTTTGATGGAGTTCGTATCTTTTTAGCTAACGGATTAGCTTCTAACACAGCTTTACTTTCTCAAAAATCTAACTTGTATTTTGCGACAGGACTGATGAATGATATGAACGAAGTGTCTGTCCTAGACCTTGCTCAAATTGACGGATCACAAAATATCCGAGTGGTAATGCGTTTCACCGCAGATGCTAAATACGGTTTTGCATCAGACGTAGTTACTTACGGAATCACAAACGCTGCTAACTAAAATTAACAGACAAATATTGAAAGGGGAGGTAAAGTGCCTTCCCTTTTTTGTTTAATCTAAATAAAATATACAGAAAATGTGCGAAATAACAACAGGCAGACTCGAAGTTTGTAAAGACGTAGTAGGTGGAATTGACGCTATCTACTTTATTAATTACGGGGATTATTCTTTCCCTGCGGACGTAACTTACGTTGCATCAACAGATACAATCGATGCAATTGCTAACGTAACATCATTGTACAAATACCAATTGAAAGGAACTAATTCTTTTGACCAAGTAATCAACACTTCACGTGATGCAGGAACTTCATTTGTAGAACAAACTTTGTCAGTTACTTTGAAAAAACAAGACGCTGCTACACACAAGACAGTTAAGTTATTGTCTTACGGAAGACCTAATGTAGTAATCAAAACACGTAACAATCAGTTCTTCCTTGCAGGTATCGAACACGGAATGGAGTTAACTACTGCAAACGTAACAAATGGTACTGCGATGGGTGACCTAGTTGGTTACACTTTGACATTCGTTGGAACTGAGAAAATCCTTGCTAATCTATTAGATTGTACAGGAGAAACAGGTGCAACAGGACTTGCTGGAACTGCAGGAAGTGTATTCGGAGCAACTACAACTATTATCTCCGCTTAATTCTTTTTTCATAGCTTAAATGAGGGGTGGCTTAGGTCATCCCTTTTTTATTTTAAAACGTTTTAATAGTTTGTACGTTTAATAGATATGATAGTATTAACTCCATCAACATCAGCACAGACGTTTAGTTTCATTCCAAGATTTGAGAACTACACAACGATGACTATAACTGATGAACAAACCAACGTAACTCAAACTATAACGATTACAAGCTCAACACAAACGGGTTATGTAAACACGATTACTGCAACATTTGCTCTTAAAAACAATCACGGATATACTTTACTATTAACAAACGGAGCAACTATCTGTCATAAGGATAGAATTTTCTGTACTAATCAAAGCATTTCGACTTTCTCCGTAAACAACGGACAATATACATCAAACACTACCACAAACACTTTCATAGTTTATGAGTGATAACGTACACATACTAAGTCTATCGGCTTACACAACGCCTGTAATCCAAGAATCCAAGCGTGATAATTGGGTTGATTTTGGCGAGGACAATGATTTCTATTCTTTTTTGATAGATAGATACACGAACTCCACAACGAACTCGGCAATTATAAACAACATTTCACGTCTTGTTTATGGAAAAGGATTGTCTGCTTTAGATGCTAATCGTAAGCCTAACGAGTATGCTCAAATGATGAGTTTATTTAATAAGGATTGCGTTCGTAAAATGGTTATTGATCGCAAGATGTTAGGTCAATTTGCTATCCAAGTACACTACAACGACAAACACGATAAGATTCTAAAGGCGTATCATATGCCAGTGAACTTACTTCGTGCTGAGAAATGCAATAAAGACGGAGATATCGAAGGGTATTATTACTCTGATGATTGGACAGACGTTAAGAAATATGCTCCCGTTCGTTATTCAGCGTTCGGAACATCGAAAGACAAGGTAGAGATTCTATTCTGTAAACCTTATGCAGTAGGGATGAAGTATTATGCTTATCCTGATTATCAGGGAGCTTTACCATACGCACTTTTAGAGGAGGAGATTGCTGATTACTTAATCAACGAAGTACAAAACGGATTCTCAGGAACACGTGTGATTAACTTTTCTAATGGAGTTCCAACAGAAGAACAACAAGATATTATATCATCTAAGATTAAAGCACAGTTATCAGGTGCTAGAGGTACAAAAACGATTATTTCATTCAATGACAATGTAGAAACAAAAACTACAATTGATGATGTTCCTTTAAACGATGCTCCAGAACACTACACTTACTTATCTGAGGAGTGTTTACGCAAGATTATGCTAGGTCATAACGTTACTTCTCCTTTGTTATTTGGGGTTGCTTCATCAAATGGATTTAGTTCTAACGCAGACGAGCTTAAAAACTCTGCTATCTTGTTTGACAATATGGTTATTCGTCCAATGCAAGAGGAATTATTGGAAGCGTTTGATTCTATTCTAGCAGTAAACGGAATCTCATTAAAACTTTACTTCCGTACATTACAACCTTTAGAGTTTACAGACCTTGAAAACACGCAAACCGAAGAAGAGGTAGTTGAAGAAACAGGTGCAGATGGAACTCAGTTAAGTTCAATGGATAAAGAAATTGCTGATGCGTTGATTGAATGTGGTGAAGAACCAAGTGAAGATTGGGTTTTAATTGATGAATTTGAAGTTGATTACGATCAAGAAGATGAAATTGACTTAGAAATTGAAAAAGCAAACAATCCTAGTCAATCTTTATTGTCTAAAGTTTACAATTTTGTGAGTACAGGTACTGCTAATCCTAGAGCTAAATCAGAACAAGATAAAACGATTGATGGATTCAAGTTTATCACAAGATATCGTTACGAAGGAGGTATTAAAGATAATTCTCGTGAGTTCTGCAAAAAGATGGTAGCTGCTGATAAAGTATATCGCAAAGAGGACATACAAAGAATGAGTGGAATGGCAGTTAACGCAGGTTGGGGGCCAAAAGGTGCAGATACCTATGATATTTTCCTTTACAAAGGTGGAGGTGCTTGTCATCATAAATGGATGCGTCAAACTTTTGTTGCTTACGAACAAGGACGTGGAATTGATCCATTAAGTCCAAACGCAAAAACAATTAGTACAAACAAAGCAGAGAAAGCAGGTTACCGAGTGAGAAATCCACAACAAGTTGCTATGCGTCCAATTGATATGCCTAATCAAGGCTTTTTACCTAAAAACAATTAACCAATGGCAGAGGCATTACTAATAACTAGAGATGACATCGTTCGTTACACGGCTTTAAACGGCAATGTAGATACTGATAAGTTCTTGCAATTTATCAAGATTGCACAGGACATTCACATTCAGAATTACTTAGGATCTAAACTATTTCAAAAGATACAAGCAGACATTATTGCTAATACTCTTGCGGGTAATTATTTATCACTTGTAACTACATACGTTAAACCAATGTTAGTTCACTGGGCAATGGTAGAATATCTTCCTTTCGCTGCTTACACAATTGCAAACAAAGGAGTCTACAAACATTCATCTGAGAACGCTGAGAACGTAGATAAAAACGAAGTAGACTATTTACTAGAAAAGGAACGTAGCATTGCTCAACATTACACAGAAAGATTCATAGACTATATGAGCTTTAATCAGACTTTGTTTCCAGAATACCGAGCAAACATAAACAACGATATGTTCCCTGATACAAACAATAACAACATAGGATGGTATCTATAAAAACTTACAAACCTAAAAAAACTAACGTTGAGAAACTTCGTGTTTTTCTCGCTAAACTAAACACAAAAGAAAATGGCAAATAGCATTGATTGGGGAGAAGGTGTGCTCAACACAATTAGTTGGGGTGCTGATGGACAAATAAACGGATTAGAAGTAACAAACATACTCGCTGAAAATGGTGCGTTTATGTTTACAGAAAACGATAATTTATTAGTAACTGAAACTACTTTTAATTCAGGTGGGTTTGGTTCTATTTATGATTATTCTTGGGCAAGTGAAACATTATTAGAAAGATAAATAAATAAATAAAATATGGCAGAAATAAAAATATCACAGCTCAGTTCAGCTACAACTCCTCTTGGGGGCACTGAAGTAGTTCCAATCGTACAAGGAGGAATAACTAAAAAAGTAGCAGTTTCAAATTTTGGTGGAGCAGCGGTTAATCCAACATCAACTTATATTCCTTTTAACAATGGAGGTGTATTCGCTAACTCCTCTTTAAGAGTTTATCCCGATACTATATATGGGACAGGTATTCCTTTTGGAATTTACAATATTGGAAATCCTGTATTTGGTGGTTCTCCAAATTTAAACATTGATGACAATAACGCTTTATACTCTTTTGGTTCGGCACAAATAAATAACTTTGGTGGATCGTCCGCATATGCAGGTTTAGCAATAAATAATGGAAATGCTATCATTGGATGTAATATGGGAAATTCTAATGATGGAGTTTTTAGAGCATCATCAAACGAAGGCGTTATTTTAATAGGTTTAAATACAACATATTCAATTGGAGTTAATACTGCATTAAATACAATGCGAATAGGTAGTGGATTAACAACAACAGGAACACACGTTACTATTGCAAGATGGCTTAAAGTAAACAATGAATCAGGAACAGCATATTATATACCTTTATACTCTTAAAAAATAAAAAAAATGGCACTATTAATTAACAACGCAAAATTTAAAAACACAACAGTATCTGCACCTCAAGTTTATGCTCGTTTGCAATACGTTGCACTAGCGGATGGTAAAAAAACATCTGTATCTTTATTGACAGGATTAGATAAAGAATCTGCATTAACTTGGAATGGTATTGCTACAAACTTACCTGAACAATTTTTACTTGATATGTCCGCAAATGAAACACAAGACTTATCTGTTATTCACAACAAAGTAAAATTAGAATTAGAAAATTTAGGATTTGAAGTAGTAATATCTTTATAATGACTAAGGAGCAAGCAATACAAATACTTGAACAAGCGTTAAATGCAGCAACTCAAAAAGGAGTATACAATCTTAATGATGTTACTCACATTATCAATGCATTAACCTTATTAAAAGGAGAGTAATGAAAACTAAATTCTCTCTCCTCGTTTTTTCGGTGCTTACAATTCTTACCCCTGTTAAACCTTTAGTAATTATTGCAATATTATCTATTATTTTAGATACGTGTTTTGGTATCTGGCGTTCAGTTAAAAAAGGAGGATGGAAGTCCATTCGCTCTCGTAGACTATCTCACACCATTTCTAAGACGCTTTTGTATAGTGGAGCAATCGTTTTTGTATTCCTGTTAGAAAAGTATGTTATAGCTGATATTCTTGCTCACTTCATTGCAATTGATTTAGTGTTAACTAAAGCGTTTACTTTCTTCTGCGTTTACACGGAAATAAAAAGTATTAACGAAAGTTACTTCTCAGTTACAGGAGTTAACGTATGGGATAAGTTTATTAAGTTTGCCAAACGTAGTAAAGAAACCTTAGAAGACCTTAAATGACATTAATAGAAAAATACGTTAAGTTCACGAAGAAATGGGAGGGTGGATTATCCAGAGATAAATCAGATTCAGCGTCTAGCTTTCCTTGTCCAACTCCTTACAAGGGAAAAACGGGATATCACACGAACGCAGGAATAACTTACAAAACATTCGTTTCGTTTTACGGAACTGACAACGATGCAAGATTCTATTTAATGAACGCTGAGGATTGGTTTGCAATATTTAAAAAAGGGTATTGGGATGGCGTTAGAGGTGACGCTTACAACTCACAAAACATTGCAGTATTCGTTACAGGGATGGCGTGGGGATCAGGAGTTAAACAAGCATCTAAATCTCTACAGGTGGCAATCAATCATTGTGGCTTACTTTGTACAGTAGACGGAATCATAGGAACAAAAACAATACTACTAGCTAACTCAATAGAACCTAAGAAACTATTTGATGCATTAACTGCTGAAAGAGAAAGATTCTTTTATGCAATTGGAGTAGGAAAAAACGCTAAATTTTTAACAGGATGGTTAAACAGGCTAAACGATTATCGCTTTACATTTCGACCTTAATTATTTTAGGTTCGTGTTCTGCTAATTATCACGTTCTACGTGCAATCAAAAAAGGATATACTTGCGGTGATACTAGCGACACAATTACTATTTCTACGATAGATTCAATTCCTTACGTTTTAAGGGACTCAATTTATTGGGAGAAGGTAATCGTTCAGAAAGATACAATCGTTCGTTACAAGGCTTATAAAGTGCCTCAAACGAGATTTCAGACACGTATTGAATACAAGTACAAAGTAAAATACATCAAAGCAGACGCTTTAAAGACGAAATACAAAAATAAATACATAACTAAGACAAAAGTTAATTGGTTATTTGTAATATTGGCATTCATTTTAGGATTCCTTGTTAGGTTGACCTTGAGTGAAACCTTTAGAGGTAGGTTACAACTTCTCACTAAACTTTAATATATGGGTAACTTTAGACCAAGAATAAGTCACGATGAATTTGAAGTAGTTAAACAATACAGAGCAATTAAGCGTGAATCCAACGAACTTGGTTTAGACGATTCAGATGTAAAACACGGATGGTTAAAGTCTAAAAACGCATCGTTATTCTTTAAGAATCCAAACTTCAAAGAATCAGAGGAAACAAACTACAAGCAATTACAAGAATCAATCATTCAGGATATCAAAGATTTTAAAGCTGAATATCCAACCATCTTCCGCAATCCATCAACTGAAGGACACTTACTAGTTATAGATCCTGCTGACATCCATATAGGAAAGCTCTGTGATGCTTTTGAAACAGGTGAGGAGTATAACAATCAAATCGCAGTTAAACGTGTTAAAGAAGGCGTTCAAGGAATCCTTGACAAGTGTACTGGGTTTAACATTGACAAAATATTATTTATTGGAGGAAACGATATACTTCATATTGATACTCCTAAAAGACAAACTACAGCAGGAACTCCTCAAGATACGGATGGAATGTGGTATTCTAATTTTCTAATCGCAAAACGTTTATATGTTGATATCTTGGAAACTTTGTTATCTGTGGCTGATGTTCATTTTACTTTCAATCCCAGCAATCACGATTATACGCACGGCTTTTTTCTTGCAGACGTTATACAAACTTGGTTTAAAGATTGTGATAATATTTCTTTTGATTGCTCTATTGCTCATCGCAAGGGGTACTTATATGGAAAGAATCTAATCGGAACTACACACGGTGACGGAGCTAAACACGGAGATTTACCTTTATTGTTAGCTACTGAGTTTCCACACGAATGGAGTATTAGTAAGCACAGGTACGTTTACACGCATCACGTTCACCACAAGACATCCAAAGATATAATGTCTGTGTGCATTGAATCTCTTAGATCACCATCAGGTACAGACTCTTGGCATCATCGTAACGGATATCAACATTCACCTAAAGCAGTAGAAGGATTTATCCATCATAAAGATTCAGGACAAGTTGCTAGGTTAACTCATATTTTTTAATATATTTGCAGTTCATAGTTATTTGGTTTTAAATTAGGGGTATCGAAAGGTATCCCTTTTTTTATATGCTATCGGGTATAATTAAGTGAATTTCACCTCCATTATATGTTTTTGCACCCAATCGGGTATAAATATTTCCTAGTAAAACCTAGCATTTTAAAAATAAATGTAAAATAATTAAAAAAAATTGTTGAAAAAGTTTGGTGGTTAAGAAATAGTCTTTATATTTGTATATAATTAATTCACAAACAAAAATTAAAAGCTATGAAAACTGCAACATTTAAATTTTACGCAATGACTTCCGAAGGTTTAAAGTACACGATTATTACTTGTCCATTATTAATGGTGTTAAGTAGTGGTGGAATTTTAGTAGAGATGGAAGGTAAACCACAAGGTAAGTGTATTTCTGCCGAAAATGTTATATCAATTAACAATTAAAAACAACGCTATGAAAAAACAAGAAATGATTAAAATTATGATTGCAGAGGAAAAGCAATTATGGAAAGAAATGATGGAGTGTATTGACAAACTAGGAATGCGTGATTCTTTAACAGATATTGCTGTGTCACGTTGGTCAGTTATTAATAAACTAGTATGTAAACTTAGAGGAATATGAAAGCACTAAACGAAAATCAAAAAGACATTTTAAACGTGGTTTTACCGTTTGTAGCATTTTGGGCGGTAATGACGTTCTTTTTATCTACGACACCAAACTACATTAAAGAAGATAAAATCATTGAGGACTTACGTACGCACGTTCAAAGTCCAGTGCTAGAAAAATACGGAGAACTAATTACTAAAAACAAATAAGATGAACAAATTTGAAATAACAGATTACACGCTTTCGGCTTTCCATATGAACTTGGAATATGTGTATGAAGAATACTGTTACGAAGTTCTTTGCGACTTTGAATGGTTAGAAGAATGCACAGGTCATTACACAGACTTTACTATTGTTCCCATTTCGGGTACGTTTTTTCACGAAACTACAGACGAAAAAGGAAACATTGAAATCACGGACGATTACAAGCAATGGCTACAGGACAAAGTAAAAGAATTCAGAAACCAAACGCTTTGGCTATACAACGAATCACTTGAAAAAATGCGTGATTTAGATACTGACGAAAAAGATTGGAGCTATTATGGTATTTAAACTACAAAGAATGATTAAGTTCTGGAGAACGAAGTCATCACACGAAACAATAAGAGGAAGTTTCAATGAGGAACTTTACCGTAGAATATGTGAAATAAAATTTAACCAACAATTATGAGTTATAAAAGAAAAGAAAACTACGAAGCATCAATGCTAGGAATCGCAGTAAGTTTAGTAATCGCAGCAGTATTAATCATATTTTATCTAATAACGTTATGTATAAATTAAGCTATATCATCGGACTAACGACCATTCAGGAGTGGCGTTTCCATTCAAAGAACTTAGCACACTGGAAAAAAATGGATTTAATAGAAACAGGAAGATTTAACAACGGAACATTTAAAATAGAGCAAATATGAAAGATAACCTAATGGACAAAGTAACGTACCTAATAGAACGAGATGGATTAAACAAACGCAATAGACACAGAGAAATAATCTACAAGAAATGCTACCTAATGCACAGATTACGAAAAGAGCAGTTAACTCTTGGTGAAATAGGTTCGTATTTTAATCAGCATCACGCATCGGTTTTACATAACATCGAAACGCATAAGAATATGAACAAGTACAACAAACACGAGTACACAACTATTATTCGTGAATATCAGGTATTCTTAAAAAACACGGAGTATTATGTTGAACCAAGAGATTTAATTTCAGACGTTATGGATTCTACTAATTTGTACAAGCTCCAGAGAGTTAAACGATGGATCAAAGAAGGTAGATATAAAACTTTTGATGCTAATGAAACAAATTTAGAATAATTACGTTATATTTGTACAGGTGTTGCAGACCTTATAAAAATATTATTGAAAGTCCATTAGGGAGTAGTGCTGCAACCACGAAACTTAATGGGCTTTTTTATTGCTTAAAATGTTGCAGATGAGCGGATGGATTAAATTAGACAGGGAAATTACTTCCCATTGGATTTTTGAGGATTCTTGGAAATTTAGAAATTGGATTGACTTACTTACATTAGTTAATCATTCAGAACAAAAGGTAAATATCAAAGGAACGGTTTTAACTTGTTACAGAGGTCAAACATTATGTAGTTTAGATACTTTTGCAAGACGTTGGAAATGTGATAAATCAAAGGTAAGACGTTTTTTAAAGCTACTTGAAGATGATTCAATGATTGAATTAAAATCGGAACACATAACGACACGCTTAACTATCTGTAAATATGATACTTATCAAGGTGATGGAAACGCAGATGAAACGAAAGTGAAACGCAAACGAAACGCAGATGAAACGCAAATGACACCAAACAAGAATGATAATAAAGAAAAGAATATATTATTCGATAATTTTTGGACTTTATATTCAAAGTCAGTTGATAAACAAAAGTGTCAAGAAAAGTTTTTAAAGTTGACAGATGACGAAATAAAATCTATATTTGAAACCTTGCCTTTTTATATTATTCAAACTCCTGATAAAACATATAGAAAAAATCCTTTGACTTATTTAAATGGAAAATGTTGGAATGATATTGATCCAAGTAAGCCACAAATAATTAACAATACTTTACCTAACGAAATTTGGGAATGATGTATAAAAGACTAACAAACGTAAACAACGAACTTTTTGATATACGCTTACAAAAAGACGTAAGAGGTAAATCAATTGGTTGGGATTGGGATATACTTCCATACACAATAAAAGAAGGATGTACAACATATATCGGTTCAGCTCCTGCCAGTGGAAAGACGGAGCTTTGGTTTGAGATATTAATTAACCTTTCGTGTTTACATAATTGGAATCACGTAATCTTCTCACCTGAAACAGGTAATAGTGCAGAGATATTCGCAGAGCTTTGTTACAAGTACATAGGTAAACCTTACGTTCAAGGACAGAACTCAATGAGTAACTCAGAGCAAATAGTTGCTGAGATGTTTATCAATGAGCATTTTATTGTGATTGATCCAATTGACGAAGACTTGACCATTACAAAATTTTACGAGTTAGTTGATGAAATCGAAAAGAAGGAAGGAATGAAGATTCACACGACAACTATTGACCCTTGGAACGAATTAACGGAGGAGTTTTTGCCTAGTGACTTAGGACGAGAGGATAAATACCTAAGTAGAATTTTGGGAACTGTACGAAAAAACGCAAGAAAGACAGGCAGACATAACTGCGTAATTAATCACGTTCGTGACCAACCTATGGTAAGTTCTAAGACAATAGCAGGAACTGACATTAGTTACTTTCCTATGCCAAGTGCAAGAGATTTCGCTGGAGGTCAAGTTTGGTTTAGAAAAGGACTAAGCGTTTTAATACCTTGGAGACCTCCATTTGGATTGTTGGATGGAGATGGACGAGGAGCAGAGAAAAACGAAGTACATTTGAAGGTTGCAAAGAGTAAACCTAAAGGCGTATCAAAAAACGGAGTATACAAAATGTTTTTAGACCTAGATAAATATCAATACTATATGCTAGATTTTAAAGGCAACCGTATCTACGCAAACCGAACAAAGAAAGTACCTGAACAAAAAAAGCTCACAATGACAGAACAAAAGTTAAACGCATTAAACAACAAAGGATGGACATAGGATTAAAACTACTTTACATCAAAGGACTTATACAAAAGAACATTTGGAAAGTAAAGCTAACTAGAGAAGAATTACAGGAAAAGCGACCATCAGCAGAAGCGTACATAAACGGAGCTAAAGACACGGAGAACGATTTAAAACAGGTGCAGTTAGCAATAGTTGAACTTGAAACAGAACTACGCTTACACGGACGAGAAATCAACCGTTGTCTGCATATCAACGGAGAACTAAAAAAAAGGATTGAAGAACTAGAACACGAACTTAAATTTAAAAACGTAGAATTATGACAAAGGAATTAGCAAGAGATATTTTACACAATTATCTTGAAGAAAAATTTGAAAACAAATCAGAGCTTCCAATATGGGATGAGAGAATTACAACTACCTATGAAAATAATGTTTTAGCAACTTGGACATTCAGAGGGATAATAAAATTTTTGTACAACTTAGAAGATAAATTATGATTAAAGAAAAAAAGTTAGTGGCACTATCAGCAGTGCTTCCTGTATTAGCAGACTTCATTGAGGATCTTAATGACCAGTATGTCTTCAAACAAGACTTAAAACGTAAAGCAAATATCCTAGCAGATGAAATTAGGAAAGTAGATTACAAAGTTTTACAGGTATATGGAGAAAAACGAGATGAAATATACGAGCAACAAGTACAGTTGCAGTTGTTATTTAGACAATGGATTGAAGAAACGATAAACTTAGACTGATGAAAGTAGGAAGTGATTTTAGTGGAGTAGGTGCATTTGACCAAGCTCTGAAGCGTTTAGGCGTAAACTATGAAACAGTTTTTGCCTGTGATATGGATAAGTATGCAAGAGATACATTTATTCACAATTACGGAGAACCTAAATACTATCCAACGAATGTTTATGACCGAGAGATTCCAACCGAATCACTTGACATCTATATGACTTCTCCACCATGCCAAGCATTCTCACTTGCTGGAAAGCGACTTGGTAAGGATGATAAACGAGGAGTATTGTTCTTTAACTCACACGAATTTATTCAGGTAAACAAACCTCGCTTTTTTATATTCGAGAACGTGAAAGGATTGCTTTCAGATGATGGAGGTAAAACATTCCAGGAATGGGTGAATATGTTAGGTGGAAAATCAGTAAATGGATTGCCGATATTGTTCGCTCACGATGATGCAGTTCCATATCACTTGTATTGGAAAGTTCTAAATGCAAAGCATCACGGTGTTCCGCAGAATCGAGAGAGAGTTTTCTTGATTGGTATTCGTGATGATGCAGACAATCACTTTCAATTTCCACGAGAAGAACATTTGAGTAAACGATTAAAGGATGTACTTGAAGAGGAAATATTCGGAAAATATTATTTAAGTGATGAACGTATTGGAACAATTACAAAATCAAAACGTGGAATTGGATGGACTGACACTGATACAAAGCCAATATCAAATTGTTTGCTTACGGCATATTCAAAAATTCCAACTGATGGAGAATATTTAAAGGTTAAAAGTAATCTTGAAAAATATTTTTTAAGTGAAAAAATGTTAGAGTTAATTACATTCCAGAAAAAAACGAATGGAGAAATAGCAAACCTAAACAAAGGTGGTGAACGTGGCTCTGTATATGATGCAAATACTGATTCAATGAGCTGTTTAAGTGCAACTGATTACAAACAACCTAAACAAATAATGGTTGTAGATTATCGTAAAGATGAGGGATTTAGATGGAGAGAAGATGGCAATTCACCTTGCCTTCATACTCAATTGAAAGACATTGATTTCAATGAAAAACGAGGACAAAGTGCAATCTATATAAACAATGAATACAAAATCCGCAGATTAACTCCAAGAGAATGCTTTCGACTAATGGACTTCCCAGATACATTTACTTGGAAGGTAAGCGACTCTCAAGCATACAAACAAGCAGGTAACTCAATCGTGGTAAACGTACTTTACAAAATCTTAAAACAATTGCCATTATGAGATGTAAAAACTGCAAACAAAAGTTTGAGCCTATCCGTTTTTTACATAAATACTGCTTAGCTGATGATTGCATAAGAGCATTTGTAGCAGAAGTAAAAGAGAAGACTTGGAAAGAAACGAAAACACGAATGAAGACAGACCTAAAAACTACTCAGGATTGGTTAAAAGAAGCTCAGACAATATTCAACAAGTATATAAATTTACGAGATAAAGGACTTCCTTGCGGTTCTTGTGGTAAACCAATTAAAGGTAGAGTAAATGCTTCTCACTTTTGGAACGCAAACAATCATCATAACGTAAGATTCGATGAAGATAATGTACATTCAAGTTGCATTACCTGTAATCAATTCTTATCAGGTAACTTGTTGGAATATCGAACAAGGTTATGTTCTAAAATCGGACAAAAAAGATTTGATGAACTGGAAGCAAAAAGACACGTTACAAAAAAATGGACGAAAGACGAACTAAAAGAAATCATAAAAAAATATAAAGACTTAGTAAAAGGAATGAAATAAAGTATTATATTTGCATCTAATAAAAACAAATCACTATGAAAAATTTACTAAAAATTCAGGCAGAATTAAAATGTCCAAAAGGTAGCTTTAACTCATTCGGTAAGTACAAGTATCGAAGTGCTGAGCAGATTCTTGAATCACTTAAACCATTACTACAAAAACACGAATCAACATTAGTTCTAACTGATGACATTATTCAAGTAGGTGATAAGCTATTTTTAAAAGCTACTGCAACACTTTCTGATGCTGATAGTGTAATTCATTCAAACGGATTTGCAGAGATGAGTGAACACAAAGGAATGTCATCTGAGCAATGTACAGGAACTGCGTCTAGTTATGCACGTAAATACGCATTAAATGGATTGTTCTTAATTGACGAAACGGAATCAGATCCCGACTCAAAGGACAATACTCCATCACAACCAAAAAAACAAACCTTAGACGCTAAGAGATTCCAAGACGCAGTCAAAGCAGTAACTGAAGGAAAGATAACACGTGAGTCTTTAGAAAGCAAGTTCACGTTAACGGATGGTCAAATTGATATATTGAACGCGTTATGAAAATTAGATGCTCTGCTATAGGAAAAATTATGTCAGCTCCGAGAAACAAATCGGAGTTGCTTAGTCAAACTGCAAAGACATACATTCACGAGATGGTCTTGCAGGATAAATACGGAATCAGAAAAGAATTTAGTTCACGCTACACGGACAAAGGAAACGAAGTAGAAAACGAATCAATCAACCTAGTTAATGAAGTTCTGGATGTAGGATTTATTTACAAGAACGAGGAGCATTACGAGAACGATTGGATTACAGGAACACCTGACGTAAACACGGAGCAAGTGTTGTTAGACGTAAAAAGCTCTTGGGATGGATCTACGTTTCCTTTCTTTGAAACTGAGATACCTACAAAGGACTATTACTACCAACTTCAAGGATATATGTGGCTAACAGGTAAACAACAGTCAATGTTATGTTACTGCTTAGTTGACACACCTGAACTAATGGTTGAAGACGAAATAAGAAGAACGCACTGGAAACTTAATCTAATGGAAGAAAGCTTAGAGCTAAGAGATGAGATCCAGAAGAAACATATTTTTTCACACATTCCTAAGAATCGCAGAGTCAAAGTATTCTACGTACAAAAAGACGAAGCAGTTATAGAACGAATCAAAGAACAGGTAGAACTTTGTCGTGAGTATTATAACACCTTAATTAATTTCCTATGAATCAGCAAATAGAAGACCAAATAGTAATACGTGTTCTTAGCCGATTCAGCGAACGTTCGCAAGTAGGAATAAACAAGTATAAGACTACGCTAGAAAGAACTGATTTAAGCACGTTAGAATGGCTTACACACGCACAGGAGGAAGCTATGGACTTTGTTTTATATTTGGAACGACTCAAAGACGAATACAGAGGTGGCTTATTAACTAAGATGGTAAAGCAATCGGAACAAGACGGATTGTATGAAGAAAATGTAAAACGAACAATGCCTAAATAAACACGGATGAAAATAACAATCGAACAATACGAACATAAGATTATTCACGAAGTACCTCATAACGATGTAACTCTAGAAGAAGCTTTACAAATGATTGAAGGACTTTTAAAAGCTACTGGATATTGTTTTAGTGGAAATCTTGAAATAGTGGATGAGTGGGTAGATAATGATGAAACCTTTAAAGGATAAGTCCCAATTTTTACCACATAAACTAAATAGAAATGATAACTAAACAACAAGAACAATGAAAGAGAAAACAAAAGCAATAGTATTTTTGCTATTCGTAATATCCGTTTTTTGCTACGGATTCCTACACTTCGTAGGTTATATATGGCGAGGAGCATTTTAAACGTAATATGAAAATAGATTGGGATGATTTCAATGTTAAAGCTGATTATGTCATCGAAACAATTGTCAAACCACAAGTAGCAAAATACGAATTAAGTAAACAATTAAATAAACATAAAATGGAAAACAAGTTAAACACGGGAGCAATCTTCAAAAACACGAACAAGAAAGCTGAGAATCACCCCGACTACAAAGGAAAGGTAAACGTAAACGGTAAAGAAATGGAAGTTGCGTTATGGGTAAAACAAGGCAAAGCAGGTTCATTCTTCTCTGCAGCTTTCTCAGAACCTTACGTTGCACCTGAAAAAATGGAAAGAGTTCCTGTATCTGATTCAATGGATGACGATTTACCTTTCTAATGTACATTGATGAAGGAGGATTGCGAAAGCAATTGGAGATGTTGCTTCGTACCAAAACACGAAACCAAATTGTGCAGGAGATCAAATCAAACACAGGAAGATTCCACCAATACCAAATTGACAAATTCTTACAGGGAAAGGATGTTACACTTTGCACAGTCGTCAAGATTGACAACTACGTCAGCAGAGAAATCTACTTAAACAATTTAGAGCCACTTTAACAGGTGGCTTTTTTATTGTTGAAAACTTTTTAGCAACGTGATTAGATTTTCATCGTAAGTTTGATTAGAAATTAATCAATGGATAAGCTCACATTATTAACTAAGCATCACAAAGATTGGGTCAAGGTAGTCAATAGCTTTGGCGAATACTTTTTTGCTGATGATATCGTCCAAGAAACATATTTAAAGATTCTTCGTTTAAATCATATAGACAAGATAGTTACTACAACGATTAACAGGAGTATGATGTGGTTAGTATTGAGAAGCGTTTACATTGATCATCTCAGACTACAGAAACACGATAAGGTAAGTTTAGATTTAATTTATAGTTTAAGCAGCGAGGATTCAATAGAAAGCCAACAGGCAATAAACCGAATAGACGAACTGATAGAAGAAGAAACAAAGAAGTGGCATCACTACGATAAAATGTTATTTGATTTGTACAGAAAAACGGAACTATCAATGCGAGAAATAGCAGAAGCTACTAACATACATTACACTTCTATCTTCCATACGTTAAAAAGATGTAAGAAAAGACTACAGGAAGCAGTAGGAGAAGATTATAGAGATTATTTGAATAAAGATTTTGAACTAATAAAATAAACAATGGAAAAACGAACAACAAAAAAGAAAGCAGAAGGACTAGGAGACACAGTAGAGAATGTACTTAAACTAACAGGTATATCCAAACTAGTAAACTTTGTAGCAGGAGAAGATTGCGGATGCGAAGCGCGTAAAGAGAAACTCAACGCATTGTTTCCTTACAGAACACCTAAGTGCCTAACAGAAGACGAATACACGTACCTAACAGAATCACAGGTATTAAACAAGCAAACACTGAAACCAAGTGAGCAGGATGCAATCTTAAAGATTTACAATCGTATCTTTGGAATCAGCAGAGAGCCTACTTCTTGTGCAACTTGCTGGTTAGAGATTATCAATAAAATGCAAAAGGTATTTAACGAATACGCTGAGTAATGAAATACTATCTCATTGACCACGGAAAAGAAATGATTGCAGAAGCAAACGTTTTAACTGACCATCTAACAAAGCAAGGACATCACTACGTGATTTACTTGACCAATGCTGATGGATTAATGTGCGTTGAAGAGATAGACGAAAACGAATTTTTAGATCACTTTAAAAAACAACCAAAACACGAAACCAATGAAAAATAAAGTAGGAAGACCAAGAAACCTAGACTCACCAGAACAACTAAGTGAACTATTTGACAAGTACAAAGCAGACGTAAAAGCAAATCCAAGAATTAAAAGCGTATTCGGAGGTAAGGAATTTGAAGAGAGAGCAGAGCCACTAGAAAGACCATTAACACTAGAAGGATTTGAATTGTTTTGCTTTGACCAAGTAGGATGCGTTGAAGATTATTTCCGAAACAAGGATAAAAGATACGATGAATTTTCCACTATCTGCACGCGTATACGAAAAGCAATACGTCAAGACCAAATCGAAGGAGGTATGGTAGGACAGTACAATCCGTCCATTACACAACGTCTGAACGGCTTAACAGAGAAAGTTGAAAGCACGATTATAACAGAGCAACCATTGTTCCCTGAGGAGTAAGTATGTTTAAAAGAACGACTGCGATTAATAAGATTCTTTCGTTGAAAAAACGGATTAAGATTATTCAAGGAGGAACATCTGCAGGAAAGACATTCGGGATTCTACCTGTATTGATAGACAAGTGCGCAAAGGAAGCAGGACTTGAAGTATCGGTAGTTGCAGAATCAATCCCTCACCTACGAAGAGGAGCGTTAAAAGACTTTATCAAAGTGATGAGGTGGACAGGACGCTACAATGACGACAGGTTTAACAAGACGCTATTACGTTACGAGTTTGGCAATGGTTCTGTAATAGAGTTCTTCTCAGCAGACGATGCATCTAAACTCAGAGGAGCAAGAAGAGACATCTTATACATAAACGAATGTAATAACGTAAGCTTTGAAAGTTATAACGAATTATCAATAAGAACTAAGCGAGAAGTATTCTTAGACTTTAATCCTGCAAATGAATTCTGGGTACATAAGGAACTAAAAGACGAACAGGACTCAGACTTTATAATCTTAACCTACAAAGACAACGAAGCATTAGATGAATCAATCGTTAGTCAAATCGAAAAGAATCGTGAGAAAGCATCAACGAGTTCTTATTGGGCGAATTGGTGGAGGGTTTACGGACTCGGAGAGATAGGAAGTTTAGAAGGAGTAATCTTTAACAACTGGAAGACGATTGACACAATACCAAGCGATGCAAAGTTGATAGGAATAGGATTAGACTTTGGATACACGAACGATCCTACTTCTGCAATAGAAATATACAACTACAACGGACAAAGAATCATTAACGAGATTTGTTACCGCACAGGAATGGTAAACTCTGACATTGCAAAAGTCCTACCTAATAGCGTTACTATTTACGCTGATAGCTCAGAGCCTAAATCAATCGAAGAAATCAGGAGATTCGGAAAGATGATCAAAGGAGTAACCAAAGGAGTTGACTCTATCAAGTTCGGAATCGATGTAATGCAACGACAAGACTATCTAGTTACCAGTGCAAGTACAAACCTAATCAAAGAACTTAGAAGCTATTGTTGGAGCGTAAAGAAAGACGGTGAAAAAACGAACGTACCTATCGATCATTTTAACCACGCTATTGACGCATTAAGATATCACGAGATGGAAACACTAGGACTAAAAAAGAACTATGGACAATACAACATCAGATGATTTACCAATGATGAAAAGAGTAGTTGAGGACTACATCTATCAGCGTACAGGAAAA